GAGGCCCAAAGGACCTCTCACCACACGGGAAACTCCCGTGTTGCACACAGTGCACTCTGATCGAATAGGGAGGCCGCATGCCATACCGCAGTGAGAGTTCTGCTCCCACTACAGTATCGGAGAAGATCATCAGGAACACTGTCGTTTATAACGCCAATTTCCTGACTGGTCGCGGCCGATCGCAGTACGGATACCGTTCTGGTCCGCTGACCGATCTCGAGAGAGAATCGATTCAGTCGAACCGGGCAAACCAGTCCATCATCATCGATCAACTCGAAGATGAGACTGGCACCGGGGTGTACTCCAAGTCCAACCGTACCTTCATGGTCCATGACCGTGACTATACGGAGACTTTGTACGACCCTGGGCGATTCGGGTATGTTACTCGAATCATTCCCAATATCGGCTCCCCATCAGATTATGATGTGAAGTCCAAGATTGGGATCACCACGGTGTCCCTGGCGGGTCTTCCCGCCCTGCCCTCAGCATCTTCACTTGAGGGTGAAGCTGCAGCAATGATGAGGGGAACTGCGGTGTCTCTGCGTCCCAAGTTCAATGTTGTCCGTGCCGTGGCTGAGTTGAAGGATGCTAAGCGGATGTTCTCCGCCGCATCAGTCAATCTCAAGGCCATTAACAGTGTCCGCAAGGGCTCTGTTATGACAGCCGGGCAATACCTGAACTACGTCTTTGGCGTAAGACCTACTGCCAATGACGCTGCGACAGCGGCCAGTTCTATTCTGGCCCTCGAACCGGTCCTACGGAGTATTACTCAGTATGGCACGGTTCGGCAGAGACGTACCAGCTCAAGGATGCTGTCAGAGACCGCGCTCTCCGGTGAGGTCACTACTCGTAGTGGCAATCTCACCTGGTCGGCGAATCCCGGTCCCTTCCAGTTCCGAGCCCCTTGGGCCTGTCCTGATCCCACCTCGGGATCTAAGGGACAAGTCGTTGAGGCTGTCTTCGGCTGGTACGCGAAGGAGCGCTCATACTTGAGGCAGTTCGGTATGTGGGAATTCTTCATTCCCGTTCCCGAGCAGTTCTCAAGTCGCCTAGACAACTACGTTGCAAACGCAAAACGTTTGCTCGGAGAGTCGAAGCTTGATGAGAGCACCGTCTACGAACTCACTCCATGGACGTGGCTTGTTGACTGGTTCTTCGATATCGGAGGTCTCCTCCGTTATCAGAATGCCGTCAACGACAACCGTATTGTAGCTACCGCTAACGGTTTTACCGTTTCGCGGGAGGTCAATATGGGAGTCACCTACGTTGGACAGAGGTACAATCCTGCTGGGATCCTCGGACCCTATCAGATGCAACCTCTGTTCTTCCAGGCGGGGAGTGGCACGGCTGTTTACCGTGAAACTCACCGTCGGAGTGGTTCACCCTACTCGATCAAGCCTACCTGGGATCTAACGAACCAGCAGTGGGCTATCCTTGGCGCCCTTGGTCTTGCTAGGGGCGTCGGCAATCCTGTCAAGGGATAGGATTGTCCTCGCATGGAAGATCTCTATGCGAGTAACTCTTCACGTCGTGAGACGTTGAGAGGAGGACAGAGCTGTGGCTCTGGCAGACCCGCAGTCCGTTACCATCAACGGGGTTGCAACGTCGCTCGCTCGGACGGGTCTTTCCCTGGATGAGGGAAAGTTCACTAGTGCGGACGGTCAGGTCATCCTGACCGGCACGCACCAGGCCTCCAAGCGAGTTCGACACACGGTGAAGCTCCAGAAGAGCGCCATCGTGGCAGACCCGCTGGTGCCCAGCACCAACCAGAACGTTTCGTACAGCGCGCACATTGTCATCGACATCCCTAAGAACGGGGTGTCGAACACTGAGGCGCTGTACATTGCGAACGCTCTGGTTGCCTGGGCCACGTCGGCCAACCTGACGAAGGTTATTGCCGGCGAGAGCTGACGGCTCGAGCTCCATGATCCACGCTACGATCCTCTACCTTCTCATTGGAGGAGTGGATGAAAAGCGTAGTAGAGCTCTGGACTGCCTGCCTTAATGAGGCAGGTAGGCTGTACTGTGTGCGCACCCATCGAGACTTGGCTTACGCCTTGTCTCGGATCGAAGATGAAGGGCTAGAGTTTCTGACTCTGGCTCTTCCTCGCTTTGAGAAGGACTTTCTCAAGTCCCTCTCTACTGGCGAGATCGGCTCCAACCAGTTCCACGGTTTCCGTAGAGCTGGGGGTCTCCCTGCATTCTTGCAGGGTTTCCTTCGCCGAGTCTTCGACCGGAGTGGTCGCCTTCTTCCGAATCCTGATCCCGGAGTCATCCGGGCCATCCGGCAGATCTTGCTGCTCTGCAGTAAGATTGAGCTGCCTTGCTCGACCCCAAGGGTTGAGGCCGCGCTGGAAGGTTACATTCGGACAGATGGCGAGCTAGCTGAAATCCCCGAAGACCTCAGGAAGGTCTTCAGGGACGCAAGTCGCGCCCTTCTGGGTCGCTATCTTGCGGACGTCGAGTCACTCATCTATTCAGGAGAGTGGCTCCCTCGTCATTCAGCCGGTGCACTTGCCACCCGTGAGTCTTACAACTCGCGGTACAGCAGTGCACTGTGGACCGAGCGACTTCAAGAAGCCATCAGATGGGAGGACGACCTAGTCGTTTCTCCCAGGGACCTGATGGATTCCCTTCCTGAAGTCATCGTCCTTAGCAGGGATAGTGAACACCCTTGTAGGGTGATCACTGTCCCGAAGACGATGAAGGGTCCACGAGTTATCGCGATGGAGCCTGTGTACAATCAGTATGTACAACAGGGCGTTCTCCACGCGATGTCGGATGTCCTTGCTGATAGGAGACACTCAGCCTTGGCTGAGTACTTCTCCTGGGCGAGTCAGGATCCCAACAGGGAGCTGGCTCGTCTTGGATCGATCGATGGTAGCTTCGCTACTCTCGATCTTTCCGAGGCATCCGATCGTGTTCACGCGGAACTTGTTTGGGAGCTTCTGGCTAGCACTCCCTTCCTTCGGAAGGTTGTGTTCGCTAGTCGCTCTCAGCAGTCTGAGGTCCGTATCGGATCTGAAACTGTCAGGGTAAACCTGAACAAGTTCTCCAGCATGGGATCTGCACTTTGCTTTCCAATCGAGTCGATGGTTTTCTTCATCATCGAGGCGATTGCATGTGCAGACTTGGCTGGCTCGTCTGCCTCCGACTTGCGCATCCGCGATCTTCCTCGGATGCGTGTCTTTGGAGACGACCTGATCGTCCCAGAGAAAGTCGCGCAGACCCTCTCTGAGTGGCTTGAGGCTTACGGCCTCAAGGTGAATCTCGACAAGAGTTTCACAACCGGCTACTTCCGTGAGTCTTGCGGAAGCGAGTGGTTCCATGGAGCGGATGTCTCGGTCTTTCGGATCCGAGCTCCACTCCCTCAGAGAAGGCATCACCATTCTCTCATCGAGAGGTGCGTGTCTCTCCATAACCGCATTTTTGATGCGGGTTGGTTTGACACTGCACGGTACGTTGAGGAGCACCTGCTTGGGCTCCTCGGTCGCGTGCCTTACACTCTCCCTTGGGACGATGTCCCTGCCCTCCACACGTACGATGAAAGCAAGGTGAAGGTTCGCACCTCGCCAAAGCTTCATCGTCGTGAGATCCTCAGCTTCTTCTTCAAGAAGAAGAAGCCTTCGGACCCCCTGGATGGGTGGGGAGCCTTGAGAAAGTTCTATGCCCCTCATATCGAACCGAGGGACATAGATCATCTCAGGCGTGATGGACGTTCCCGATGCGTCAGTACGAACATCGGGTGGAACCCGG